TATGTATAATTTAAAACCACATTTAAACTATTGTTTTATAAAGCCAATTAAAAACCAGAACATATTAGACAATATAAAAGAAAAACCTAATGTTGGTATAGTAAAATATTCTAATAATACCTTAGAAGCCGCGGGAATAACTCCTGGAACACTTATTACGTTTACACCTAACTCTGAGTTTGAGTTTATTATAGAAGGTGAACGACTTTATTGTATGAAATCAAATGATATAGCTTTAACTCATGAATACCAAGGAGACGAAAAAGAAAATAATCCAAGCTGGGCAAAAAGCAGTTGAGGAACTTATTAAAGTAGCAAAAGAAAAGATTGTTGACTCAGACGACGATGTAAGCGCTGATAGATTAAAAAATGCTGCTGCAACTAAAAAGTTAGCTATATTTGATGCTTTTGAAATACTAAGTAGAATACAAATAGAAGAAGATATTTTAAACGAAAAACCTAAAGATAAAATACAAAAAACTTTTAAAGGTTTTGCAGAAGGGAGAAGTAAATGACTTATCAACAAACGCTTTGGAAAGAAGTTAAAGATATTGTTAACCCTAAGATATTAAAGAAACAAAATCGTTTCAAAAAATGGGAGTATGGTTATAACTCTGATTATGATTTTATAGTAATAAGTAAAACTGGAAAAATTGGACAAATCATTGAAATACAGAATCTCAGGATTGCTTTACCAACAACAGATGAACCGTTTAAACGAAGTGAAACTAAAGCGGATCAAAGATGGGAAAAGCAAGAATACCCAAAAGAACTAAGCAGAATAAAAAATAGATTTGACTGGGAAGAGTATCCACAAGAATTTAAAGAAAAGTGGTATGACTATATTGACAAAGAGTTTACTAAAAGAGATCAAGGTTATTGGTTTTATGTTAAAGGTAAGCCTACCTATATTACTGGTACTCATTATATGTACTTGCAATGGTCAAAGATCGACGTTGGAGCACCAGATTATAGAGAAGCAAATAGATTATTCTTTATATTTTGGGAAGCATGCAAAGCAGATAACAGATGTTACGGGATGTGCTATCTTAAAAACAGACGTTCTGGATTTTCATTTATGTCATCGGCAGAGCTTGTTAACCAAGCGACAATATCGAGTGACGCCAGATTCGGTATATTATCTAAATCTGGATCAGATGCTAAAAAAATGTTTACAGACAAAGTCGTACCAATATCCGTTAACTATCCGTTTTTCTTCAAGCCGATCCAAGACGGTATGGATCGTCCTAAAACAGAACTGGCATATAGGGTTCCAGCTTCAAAATTTACTAGAAGAAAGCTTGAGAGTAATGAGCAACTAAAAGAACTTGATGGATTAGATACAACTATTGACTGGAAAAATACAGGTGATAACTCTTATGATGGTGAAAAACTAAAACTACTAGCTCACGATGAAAGTGGTAAATGGGAAAGACCTGATAATATATTAAATAACTGGAGAGTAACTAAAACTACATTAAGACTAGGCTCAAGAATAGTAGGTAAATGTATGATGGGCTCAACCTCTAATTCATTAGACAAAGGTGGAAACAACTTCAAAAAATTATACTATAATTCAGACGTTACAAAAAGAAATAAAAACGGACAAACTTCTTCTGGACTCTATTCTTTGTTCGTCCCTATGGAATGGAACTACGAAGGATTCATGGATTCTTACGGATCACCTGTTTTCATTAGAGAAAAAGATACAGTCAAAGGAATCGACGGTTTTGAAATTGAAACAGGCGTTATCGAACACTGGGAAAACGAGGTTGAAGGTTTAAAGTCAGATCAAGATAGTTTAAACGAATATTATAGACAGTTTCCAAGAACTGAAGCTCATGCTTTTAGAGATGAAACAAAACAAAGTTTATTTAATCTTGTAAAAATATATGAACAAATTGATTACAACGATTCTGTAAATAATAAACTAAACGTTACTCAAGGAAGTTTTAATTGGGTTAATGGTGTTAAAGATAGTACTGTAATGTTTTACCCTAATAATGATGGTAGGTTTAAAATTAGTTGGGTTCCACCTAAAAATTTACAAAATCGAGTGATAGTAAGAAATGGTGTTAAATATCCTCTAAATGAGCATGTTGGTGCCTTTGGTTGTGATAGCTATGATATATCTGGAACTGTTGATGGTAAAGGTTCTAATGGCTCATTACACGGTTTAACTAAGTTTTCTATGGAAGATGCACCATCTAATCATTTCTTTTTAGAATATATATCAAGACCTCAAACGGCTGAAATATTTTTTGAAGATGTTTTAATGGCTTTAGTTTTTTATGGTATGCCATTACTTTGTGAAAACAATAAGCCAAGATTACTTTATTATTTAAAAAGAAGAGGTTATAGAGGTTTTAGCATGAACAGACCTGACAAGCTTATTAATAAATTGTCTATAACAGAAAGAGAGATAGGTGGAATACCTAACTCAAGTGAAGACATTAAACAAGCACATGCTGCTGCTATTGAAAGTTATATAGAAAACTTTGTAGGTATTAAAGAGAATAATTACGGTGATATGTATCACCAAAAAACATTAGAAGACTGGGCAGTTTTTAATATAAATAACAGAACTAAACACGATGCAACAATAAGTTCTGGACTAGCTATAATGGCTTGTAATAAAAATTTATATAGACCAGTTCCTCAAACTAGTATTAATAAAATAAATCTTGGTATAAAGACTTATGACAATACCGGCACAATATCAAAAATTAATTAATATATATGCAAGCTACAACTACATATAGTACCTTCCCAGATCAGGTCGTACCTGCTGCTGAGAAAGCTACATACGAATATGGTTTAAAAGTTGCGCGAGCTATCGAAGGCGAATGGTTTAGAAATTCACAAGGAACTGGTTATAGATATATGACCAACTATAATAATTTTCATAACTTAAGACTTTACGCTAGAGCAGAGCAACCAGTACAAAAATACAAAGATGAATTAGCTATTAATGGTGATTTGTCTTACCTTAATTTAGACTGGAAACCAGTTCCAATTATACCTAAGTTTGTAGATATAGTAGTTAACGGTATGTCACAAAGATCTTACGAGGTTAAAGCAATGGCTCAAGATCCTACTTCATTAAAGAAAAGAACAGAATACGCTCAACGTATTATAATGGATATAGAGAATAGAGATTTTAATGCTGTTGTGATGGAAGAGTTTGGTATAGATATGACAGAGTCTAGAGATAAAAATACTCCAGAAACTCTAGAAGATCTACCAGCACATATGCAAATGAATTATAAGCAAGCTATAGAGGTTGCTGAAGAAGAAGTTATAAGTCAAATATTAGATAAAAACAAATATCACTTAATAAGAAAAAGATTAAATTATGACTTAACTGTTTTAGGTATATCTTGCGTAAAAACAACTTGGAATCCAGCTGAAGGCGTTGTTGTTGATTACGTTGATCCAGCTAATATAGTTTATTCATATACTAACGATCCTAATTTTGAAGACGTTTATTATGTAGGTGAAGTTAAAAATGTACCTTTAGTAGAATTAAAAAAGCAATTTCCTAGCTTAACACCCGAGCAAGTTAAAAAACTTCAAAACTATACTGGTAATACTGCTTACTCATCTAACTTCAACGGAAGATACGATCAAAATACTGTACAAGTTCTTTACTTTGAATGGAAAAGTTATATTGATCAAGTGTTTAAAATAAAAGAAACAGCTACTGGACTAGAGAAAACTATAGAAAAAGAAGATACTTTTTTGCAAGTAGAAGAAACAGATAACTTTAAAAAAGCTTCAAGGTCTATTGAGACACTTTATTCAGGAGCTAAAGTACTAGGTATGGAAGAAATGTTAGACTGGCGAATGGCTGAAAACATGACTAGACCATATGCAGATACTAGCAAGGTTAATTTAAGTTACACTATTACTGCACCAAGGATGTATCAAGGTAGAATAGAAAGCTTAGTTGGTAGAGTAACTGGTTTTGCTGATATGATACAGTTAACTCATTTAAAACTACAACAAGTAATGTCTAGGATGGTTCCTGATGGGGTTTATCTGGATATGGATGGTTTAGCAGAGGTTGATTTAGGTAATGGAACTAACTATAATCCAGCTGAAGCTTTAAACATGTATTTCCAAACTGGTAGTGTTATAGGTAGATCTTTAACACAAGACGGTGAAATGAATAGGGGTAAAGTTCCTATCCAAGAACTTCAGTCATCTTCAGGTGGTGCTAAAATATCTTCTTTAATAAGTACTTATCAGTATTATTTACAAATGATTAGAGATGTTACAGGGTTAAATGAAGCTAGAGATGGTAGTAATCCAGACACTAATGCATTAGTTGGTTTACAAAAACTAGCTGCTGCAAACTCTAATACAGCTACTAGGCATATACTACAAGCTAGTTTATATCTAACACTTAGAACTTGTGAAAATATATCTCTTAGAGTTAGTGATTCTTTAATGTTTCCACTAACTAGGATGTCATTAATAAATAGTATATCTAATTTTAATGCACATACTTTAGATGAACTTTCAAAAGTAAATATACATGATTTTGGAGTGTTTATAGAACTAGAGCCAGATGAAGAAGAAAAAGCACAGCTAGAACAAAACATACAAGTTGCTTTGCAAACACAGTCTATAAATCTTGAAGATGCTATAGATATAAGATCTGTAAATAATCTTAAGTTAGCTAACACTATGCTTAAAAAGCGTAGGTTAGAAAAAGAAGCTAAAGATCAACAGATGAAAATGCAACAAATACAAGCGCAAGCTCAAGCCCAAGCAGAGACTAACGAGAAAGCTGCTTTAGCTGAGTTGCAAAAGCAAGAAGGTATGGTTAATAGTAAAGTTCAATTAGAACAAGCTAAGTCACAGTTTGAAATACAAAGACTACAAACAGAAGCTGAAATTAAAAAACAATTAATGCAGCAAGAGTTTGATTACAACATGCAATTAGCAAAACAACAAACAAAAGTTGTACAAGCTAAAGAGCAGCAAATAGAAGATCGTAAAGATAAA